CTTCCGTCCCAAGGTCACGCGAGTCGCGTCCTTTGAGATTACGGACACTGCATACCTTCCAGACTTTCAAGGGAAGCTGCAACTGGCTCCTCGGGTACAGGCACTTGGGGCATCACAATTTCAGTTTGTTACTTGGTATTCTTAGTTTTCCAACTTCCTGTCTTGTATGTAGATAGGAGAAATCATGGTCGTCTACAAGATAACGAATCAAGTCAACGGGAAAGTTTACATAGGAAAGACAGTGAAGAAACAACTGATAACCCGCTGGCGGGAGCACGTTTCCGAGGCTCGAAGGGGAAATAAGTCATACCTAAAGCAAGCCCTTAGGAAATACGGATTTGACAAGTTTACCATAGAGACCCTTTATAAGGCTTCTTCTGAAGTGGAGATGAACGAGAAAGAGAAATACTTCATTCAATTCTATGATTCCACCGACCCAAACAAAGGCTACAACCTAACACCGGGTGGTGATGGTGTTTCGTGGTGGACAGGAAAGAAACGGTCACCGGAGTCAGTTGCAAAACAGGTTGCTACTCGTCGTGCTAAAGGGGCCTATCTAACCCCTAATAATGACCCCAAAATAGCAGTCAAGCGAGTAGCAACCCGTCGAGCTAATGGGAACTACCAAGAAAATGTTGGACGACAAAATACACCCGAAACCATTGAACGAATGAGAATCGCCGCATCGAAACGTGATATGACTCCTTATATCGGGAGAAAGAACACACCTGAGACAATCGAAAAGATGCGAGTGAGTGCGTTAAATCGTGAGCAACAGAAGAGGCAAATGAAAACTGACTTTGTATCCCTTAATCAGTTTAAGGAGACTTAGAGACACATGTCTAAGGAAATTTACCGTTGCGAACCATGCAACTATGACTATGAGCACTTGTACTTCGATACAGTGCCCAAGAGTATGCAGAAATCAGTCCCACCCTGCCCCATCTGTGGAAAGGATTTGGTTCACGAGGAGCAGGAAGTGACCGAGGAACAATTCTATCAGTGCTGGACCTCCGAAGGCGGATGTGGGGCACAGATAGATAAGTTACTCCCAGTGGGCAGGGTGCCTAACAAGATTGTGTGTCCCAACTGCGGCAAAGTGGCAAAGTTGGGAGTACGTCCCGGCAGTTTTTCCATTGTTCATGGGAAATCCATGACTAAGGGAGCCAGCTTGGACGTAGCGATTGGAAGGAACGCCGAGGAACGCTGGGGTCAGATTCATGAGCGTCAGGCCGTTCGTAATAAGGTTCGGCAGGAAACAGGGACTCAAGCCTTGACAGCAATTGGAAAGAACGAGTACAAGCCGCTCAAAGAAGGGAAACTGACGGCTGTTACCGTTCCCGATAGCAAGGTAAATCCGGGCGAAAAGTTTTAATCGCTCAATAACTAAGAAAAATTTGGACTTTCTGTTTCCCAGATTGAAGTCCATTTTAGACTGGAGCATCACCCATGGCACTATTCGGTTCTTACGCACCTCCCGGAGTATACACAAGCGTCGTAATTGAAGGCGGCGGTCAGCCGCTCTTTGGCTCTGCGCGTATTCCCGTCATCATCGGCGAGGGTCTTGAATATTTCACCCAGAGTAACGTGGAACTTTTCCGTGGCTCCTCTGCCGTGGCTGATGACCAAGCTGTCGATGAAAACATCTCAAATGAAGTAACGGGTTTGACCCGCACCTTCACTGTGACCTATCTTCCGGTCACTGACGGCAGTGGCAAGGGAACCACCACCAACGACCCCTCCAAGATTCAGGTCACGGTAGATGGCGTTCCAGCCACAGTCATCTCTCTCGCTGGTGCGACGGGCACATTCATCCTACAGGATATTCCACCTGCGGGTTCGAATGTTGAAGTAACGTACTACTTCAAGCGCGGCGACACCCTCATCACCAATGAGGATTTGTCTGACCAGATTCCCGCCTTCGCTTCCCTGACCATCGACGGTATCACCTCTCCTCCCACAGCTTCTTCTGTCACCCTCACCACAACCCTTCCGGGCGCGGTGGGCAACAACGTGAGCATCCAGCTTGTTGCTGGTGTTCCAGTGGTTGACTCCTTGGCTGTGAGTGGTTATGGAACAGATACCATCTCCATCAACATCACCAAGTCTTCCAGCCCGGTGGTCAACCGTACAGTAGTTGACCTCTACAATCTCGTTGAAGCTGGCATCCTCACCCTTTCGGCTGGATACCTTGTGGCTTCAACTCCGATTGGTGCCGGTTCTTTGACGGCTGGCTCTGCGGCTAACCTTGCCGATGGAGAAGGACCAAACAGCAACACGGTATTCAAGGTTTCCCATACCCCCATCGTTGATGGTACCAATGGCGGTGTGGTCACTACGAACCCTGCTCTTGTCACGGTTCTTGTGAACAGCAGCCCGGTCATTGTATCAGCGGTTGACGGTGCGGACGGTCTCATTACTTTGGCGGCTCCGGTAGCTTTCGGCTCTAGCCTCGTGGCGACCTACTACACCAACACCTACCAGAACACTTCCGACTTGCTCCCAGCGTCCAACGTTTCGAGCATCATTGAGGTAGGTCTCGGTCCTGACCGTGCCGACTTCATTCAGGACGTGGATTACGTCCTCGGTGTGGACTCAAATGGCAACCCGGTTATCAATTGGGGAGCATCTTCCTCAACTACATCCGGCGTCAACACATCCGGTTACACCCCGTTCGGGCCGACTCAAATCAACACCACGTTGATTGACGAGAAGGTGTTCTTGCAGTACGCCGGTACAGGCGACGGCAAGAACACCGTCTTCACCTTGCCCGATGTTCCTACTGACGGCAGCGGCCTTGATGTTGTGACCAGCGACCCGAGCAAGATTCAGGTCTATGTTGGTACCAACCCCTTCACTGCCCTTCAATCAGGGACGGTCACGGTCGCCCGTTTGGTCGGAGACACAGCCACTGTGACTCTGTACAATCCTCCGGCGTCCGGCTTGAAGGTGTATGCGAACTACTATCGCAACACTCTCAATGACCACAGCTACACCGTAACGGTTGTCCATCCTGCTCAGTCCGGTCAGGGCACCTACACACTCAAGAATGAGTTTGGTTATGTGCTCCCGGTTGTCAGCCTTGGCACCACCGTTGTCACCGACCCGAACTTCGCAACGACCGGCATCGTCTGGCCGAGCGCGTTCTCGGATGCATGGGATGAGCCCAACGCGGTTGATGAGACAGTTACCCTGTCATTCAACAACGACGGCAGCACAGTTACTCCGGGTGTTCAAGCCAGTTTGGCTTTGACATTCGGTAGCGGTACCCTCACTTTCACTTCATCCAATCCGGGTGTGGGTGGAAATGCGATTACCATCGCTATTGATGTTACAACCGCGACTGGTCCTGCGTTCACCATCACAGGAAACGCAATCATCATCAATGCGAACTCCACTGGCCGCTTGCTGACTCTTGCACAGATTGCCGCAGAGTTCCCGCGGACTGTCACTTTTGGAGCGGTCACTTGTGCAGCAACTGGTGTTACGAGTGGGCAACCGAGTGTCACGGGTGCAACCAACCTTGCACTGGGCGCTGACCCAATCTCAACCCCGTACACCCACAGCTACACGGTTACTTCGACCGCTGGAACTTTGGGCTCTCACGGTGTTGGCTACCTCGATGCAACCTACGAGGATGCAACCACTGGCTTGAAGTTCACGATTGTGAACCCGGCTGATGCGTTGGCGAGTGCGTTCTACGGATACACTTCGCTTCCTTCGCCTCAATACAAGTTCACTCCGGGCGACACTCTCCAGTTTGTGGTGAGCAAGTCTGCTGTCCGCTACACGGGCACCACGTACTTCCCGTTTGGAACGGCACAGCCGAACAACCTTGTCGCCATCTCCGGCCTCCACACCACGGTCGTCACGACTTTCGGTGCCAACGCTGGTGACACGGCGATTATCAACACCTACAACAAGTCTGGCAACACCCCGTCTGTGGGCGAGTTCTACTACGTTACCTTCACGGTCGCCAAGACCGCCGCCGACATGGCAATCCAGATTTTCACCAATGCAGCGGATGCCTACACGGCATACGGTCAACCGAATACCACCAACCGTTTGTCTCTCGGCATTCAGTTGATGACTCAGAACGGTACCCAGACATTTGGGGCCATTCAGGTGCCGAAGCAGACAGGTCTCAACACCGCTTCGGACAATGCTTTCATCTCTGCTATCCAGACTCTCACGGTAAATCTGCCGGGGACGACGCAGAAGGCGAACGTCATTGTACCTCTGAGCACAAGCCCAACGGTTCACCAGTTCCTGAGCCGTCAGCTTATCACTCAGGCCACCATCCGTTACAAGGGTGAAGGCATTGGCTTTGTCGGTTACAGTCAGTACACGACAGCCGCACAGGCTATCGCGAACGCTACAGGTCTTGCGAACTCCCGTATGATTGCTGTCGGCAATCCAGTTGCCGGTCTCCAGATTACGGATTCTCAGACGGGCATCGCGGTCGAATACGCTATCTCTGGCGAATTCATGGCGGCGGCTCTGGCTGGTTTGAACACCAACCCGGCTAACGATGTGGCGACCTCACTGACCAACCAAGAGTTGGTTGGCTTCACTCGCCTCCTCATCCGCTACGACGACGCAACGATGAACAACATGGCTGCTCAGGGCCTTGTTCTCCTCACCGACAACAACGGTGCGTTGAACATCCGTCACTACAAGTCCACAGACCCGTCGAACCCGATTACATCGGAGCCGACATGCACAACGATTACTGACTATGTTCGTCAGCAATTCCGTGCCGACCTCAAGCAGTTCATTGGTCGCAAGCTCGTGGACAGCCTCGTGAACGACATCACCGCCGTTTGCAACGCCCGTCTCCGTTCCTTGATTTCAAACGAAATCATCACGGCGTACCAGAACCTTGCAGTCATTCCTGACCCGAATGACCCAACCACGGTCGATGTGACTGTGACCTTCAAGCCGGTGTTCTCGCTTCTGTACATCTCGGTCACGTTTACCGTAACTACATCTTTGTGATAGAGGAAAAATGAAGCACGTCTATGTAACCCTGACCCCGGTTGAAGCTGATAAATTGTCCAGCATTAAATTGTCTGGGCGATGCAAAGATTTTACAGGGGTCAGGGTCAACAAAGTGAAAGTGGTTAGACCAATACACAGAAAGGGTAGAGCCATCCTAAATACTCAGGGAAGTAGATGTCTAGGTTGTGGTACTTATCAACCAGATGGTGTGGGCTGGGTAGTTGACCATAATCATGAAACCGGAGATGTGCGAGGGGTACTCTGTAGTACCTGTAATCTTATCTTGGGTCTAGTAAAAGATTCTCCTGAAAGATTGGAGATGCTGGCTCTTTATTTAAAACAACAACGAACAGTATCGGTAGAAACGGTGACAATATGAAACTCCATACAAATGTAACTCAGGCGAATGGTATTATCAGTTTGGTAATCCAACCCTCCTTTGTTGGAGATATGACTGATTCTATAGATAAACAACTCATCGCCGCCTTTGGCGACCCTCAAGTGAACATCGCGGGAAGCTTCACTGACCCCTCCGATTCCACTTTCACGTTTCAATTCCCCACTACAGAATTGTATGTAGGGGTAACAACTCAGCTTTCTTCGCAGATTGTACAGTTTATGCTGGCTCTTCCCTCGGGACCACCTAATCAACCGGCTCCCAATCAAGGGGCATTAGCCTGTATTACACCGAACCCGAGTCGTGCTGCGACAGTCTGGCAAACAGTGGTTGTCAATCGCATTACTTTGGCTATGCAAGCTTTGCGTTCTAAGACGTTGGTCCCAAGCATTCCAGACGTAACGGTCTAAGTTCGGAGAAAGAATATGGCATTGAGACTACTTGCCCGTCGTCAGCAAAAGAAAAAGGCGACCACTATTGTTTCTAAGCAAACACTTGAGCAAGCGGTGCAAGAAGCACAGGCATTAGTTGAGCAACTTATCAACAGCAATGCTCAGGACAGTCGTCTCGACCAGTTGCAGGAAGTTATCAGTTTTCTCGAAAGCGTTCTCAAGAAGTCCTCCCTGGAGATGCAGCAAGAGGGGGCATCAACGTTAGATGATTACTTGGACGACGCCATAATGCCAGAGATGGCACAGAAAATCAAACAGGAAGTGGACATGATTGCCAATATGAAAAACGCAAAAAGTGACCCAATCGCGGCTCCGGTAGCAACAATTGCTTCGGGAAGTGACAACTGGGTAAACGACCGGGAGGAGGACGGTAAGCCGAAGACCCCCGAAGTAGTTGAGGTTCCTCGTATGGCTGGTAATAAGAAGGCTGCTCCTGCCCCTGTGGCTCCAGCGGCTCCCGCTCCTGCTCCGGTGAAGAAGCCCAATGCTGATATCACCCAACTTTCCAGTGACACACTCGCCAAAATGCAGAAGGCTCTCGCTGGTTCTGAAGACCTTATGAACGACAAGGCTGCACAGGCTTTCATTGCAGCCATCGCAGAAGAACTCATGAATCGCCCGGTTGAAACTGAAGCTCCTGAAGTCCCGGCTCCAGCGGCTGCTGTTGCTCCAGCCCCGGTTGTTGCTGCTCTCGGGGGTCTCTATTTGGCTGCTGCGGAGGATGAAGATGAGGAATCAAAGACTGCGGCAACGCCTCCCGGCATCAGTGAAGAGTTGATGCATAAGCTGAAGAGTGAGTACCCCGGCGACAAGGAAAAGGCGTATGCTACGGCGTGGACGATTCACAATGACAAGTCGGCTGCTCTGAAGGTTCTTAATGCGGCTGCGAAAGCTGCAAGCGGACAGGGTGGTTCTTGGTTTGTTCAGAACGACGAAACATTCACTCTCGTTGAAGATGGTGGTCGGACTCCTGAGATTGCCGGGGCCCACGGTGAGCAGGACGACAAAACCGGCATCAAGCGTCCGGCCACCGAACTTCCTTCCAAGTTCGCGGTTGAAATGACAACGAACAAGGCAGTGAAGATGGTTGAGAGATTGGGTGACCAGCTTAAGGCTCTGTACCTCGAAGCCAAGCCGGTCACACAAGTGCTTGACTCTCGCCCTGTTCGTGAAGCTGTTGAGTCGGTCTACCGTGCATACGACATGATGGGCGAAGCAGCCAAAGTGTTGAACAAGCTCAACATGCAAGAAGAGTCTGAGGCGGCTGCTTTGGAAGTCAAGGACAAGAACAAAAAGGGTTCACTTTTAGATTCTCTTATTCTTGCGGGTGAAGAGTAATAAAATCTATGGCTTGGTTTGATTGTGGAGTTTACCTAATTCGGAACATGGTGAACGGGAAAGTTTATGTGGGGAGTTCAAACGTCCTATCCACTCGTTGGAAGCGCCACCTGTGGAATATTCGGGCGGGTACCCATCCAAATTTGAAGTTGACCAACGCCTTTAAGAAGTACGGTGAAACTGCTTTTGAGTTTGAAGTTATTGCTTACTGCCCCGAAACCGACCTTCTTTGGCAAGAGCAGTTGGCACTAGATGCTTTTCAGGCATTCAGACATGGGTACAACATGGCTTCCATCGCGGGAAGTCCAATGAGATGTCGAAAGCACTCTGACGCCACTAAAGAAAAGATGTCCGCCGACCGCAAGGGGATACCCAAACCCTTTGATTTTGGGTTGAAACTTAGTAAGGCCAGACAGGGTATAAAGATGCCTCCCGGTACGGGTGCAAGGGCGTGGGCAACTCGCCACCTCACTCTCATTAAGCCTGAAATTTCTCAAATGTACTCGAATAAACTCGCAGCATTCAATGCTTCGCCTGAAGGTAGGACGAAGGCTAGTGTGCGGAGTAGACGTAATTGGTGTAATGAGGCTTACCGCAATGCTCAGGTTGAAGCCATCAAGGCATCTGAATCTCGACCTGAGTTGAAGGAACAACGTCGCAACACAGCCAAGGCATTTAACAAAATGCGTACTCCAGAATTCAATGCTTGGTGTGCTAGAAAAAGAGCAGCTTCGTACATGGGACTTCCTTTCAATGAAGTAAA